TCCGATATTGATTCTAAATTTACGGTTTTTACATTGTATGAAAGTATTGCCTCACCAGTAGATAATTTTAATTTATTTGTATATGAGCATGGTAATACAAAAATAACAACACATGATGCCGCTGGAACGGCAGCTCATTTTGAAATAGAAGCAGATGGTAATATAACATTAGATGCTGAAGGTGATATAATCTTAGAGGCTGCTGGTAATGATATTACAATGGACACTGATAATCTACATTTAACATCTTCTACACAATATTACCCACAACTTATTTTAGAGGGCACAGAAACATCAATAGGTGCAGGCCCTATGATAACGTTAAGAAAGAATGCGGCTGATTCTGCTGATGGAGAGTTTTTAGGTTATTTACTATTTCAAGGTGAAAATAGTGCTGGCACTAACCAGTCCTTTGCAGGTATAAAAGGTTCTATAGAAGAAGTTGATAGTGGGGATGAGTGTGGGGAAATAAATATACAAGTTGCGCATGAAGGATCGCTTACAGATGCTTTTGTAGCATCATCCCCTACAGCAGCTTCAGCAGGAGAGGCTAGCAGGGTTAATGTTACTATAGCTAATGCTATTGGGTCAACAACAACTGTTGCTGGTAATTTAACAGTCAATTCGTCTATAAGAGGTAAGTCAATATATGTAGAAACGTGTAATTTTTCTGACAATCTAGGTACTACCGAACACTTTATACCATTTGTAACTGCATCTGAAAATACAGCCTTTACTAATGTCGCTGTTCCTTGGATAGCTCCTGCTGCTGGTAAATTATTAAAAGTTCACTGGAGATCTTCTCAACACTGTAATATTAGTAGTAACGAAATGAGTTTTAGATTGTATAAAATTTCAGATGGTACCCGTTGGTCAGGCACTAATGAATCTCTTTTAGGTACAAAAGTTGTTACTGGCCCATCAAGATTAACTCACGCTATAGCTGATTTTACAAGTGGACTAGAATCGGGTGCTGGAAGTGAAACAAATGCTTTTGCAGCTAATGATATTTTAGGTGTAAGTATACAGCATTCACAGGCTCAAGGGACAGTTGAAAAAGTTACTGTTACATTAGTCTTTGAATTAGATTTTAGTTCTTATTAATAATAACTTAATAAAATAAAAATATGCCTATAATAAAAGACAAATATAAAGCTAAAAGAACTAGAACAACACCTATCGTTCAAAGAAATCCTAAAGCTCAGGATATTGATAGAAGCGCTGACGGAAGCTCTGTTAATTTAAACACATCACAACTTCAGGCTATATCCACACAAGAGTCTCGTAATAATAAAAATATTATAGGAACAAGAGTTCCTGATACCAATAGTGTTGCTGCTAAAATTTCAAATGGAAAAGTTTTAGGATACAGGCTAACAACTGTAGATTCAATAGAAAATTTATTTGTTTTAAACCCTGATGAAAATTTAAATAATATAATAATTAACTATTTACACTCAACAAGCTCAACGAGTAATATAAGTTTATATTGGAGTTTGTCACCTCCAAGCGATTTAGAAAATACAGTTGAAGGCGGAAGAGTTACTTCTTTAGATAGCAAACTATATAGAATAATATCATCAACTTTTAATAGCGCTACAAGTTTAAGTTTATATGAATCATGTCAAGGTTTTGAGAATATAAATAAAAAGATTTACTTTTATGGAGTAGCTCACACTGTAGATAGTAATGGAGTAATGTTTACGTTTTTAGTTGGATAAGCCTACTAAAAGATATAATATACCTATTTGGTTATCTCAATGGACTTTTATTGATGGTAATAAAAAAAAGTACTTACTAAATAACTTTATTGTTAAAGGACATAATAAAGGAGAGATTTTTACTAACAAAAAAATTGTTAATAAAGCAGTTAATAAATTAAAAAGAGGTCGTAAAAAAGGAAAGATAGTTCCTGTAAATTTATCACTGATAAGCCAGCATGGATTTGGCGTTAATGATAATTAATAAAATACAAAATGTCTTTAAATGATGAAATCAGGGAGTATCTATTAAACAACCCACACTTAATGCGTAGCAAATACGCAGACACCGCTAAAAAATTTGGAACTAATTATGAGCAAGTTAGATTAGTAGCTAGAAGGTTAAGAGCAAAAAATCCAGATACAGAGCCTAAAGAAAAAGAAGTTATAAATTTTCAAGAAACCAAAACTAATGCTATATTAACAGCAGAAAATTGCACTAGAGTAAAGTCTTTAGAGGATCTTTTATCTGCATGTGAAGTTGATTTAAATAATTGGGAAGTAGAAAAATATGACATTGGTACATATGAAGTTACAGGTTTTGATAACGATAGAAATCCTGTTACAGTTACAATGTTTAGGACAAAAGCATTTCTAAAAAGAATCAAAGCGGAACTTAACTTAAGTAAACTTAAGGAAGAACTTATTGAAGATTTACGTAATTTATCTCCAAAAGTTTCAAAAATTAAAAGAAAAAGACCTAACGATAGAAATGATTTACATTTATTAGAAATCTCAGCTTTTGATTTACATTTAGGTAAGATTGGTATAAAAGGAGATGAGTATAGTATGGAGATAGCTGAGAACCGTCTTTTAAGCGCTATAGAGCACTTATTATACAGAGCTCAAGGTTACTACATAGATAAGATACTTTTTATTGTAGGACATGATTTATTAAACTCTGATAAAGATTGGCCTATACCAGCAACAACAAGAGGCACACCTCAATTTAATTCAGACTACCATATAGATATGTATAGACAAGCTAGAAAACTTATGATTAAAGCTGTTGATATACTATCTGAAGTGGCTGATGTTCATGTTATGGTAATACCAGGTAATCATGATAGAGAGTCTGTAATGCACTTAGGTGATACACTAGAGCTTTATTATGATAAAAACAAAAATGTTAAAGTAGATAATAGTGATTGTTTAATGAAAGCATTACCTTATGGTAACAACCTTATTATATCTGATCATGGTGACGGGCCTAAAACAGCTAACCTTCCAGGTATTATAGCTCAAAGGTTTAAAAACTTATGGAGTGATACTGTGTATGTAGAAGTACATAGAGGGCATTTCCATACTAATAAAGCCATGAAGTTACAGGCCATAGAGGAACTTAACGGTATAACTGTTAGAAATCTTTCATCTATGTCTGCAACTGATTATTGGCATGATAGTAAAGGTTTTATCGGTAATATAAAGAAAGCACAAGCTTTTATATATAGTAGACAGAACGGTTTACAAGGTATACTAAACTATAATGTTAGCGTTTAGTAAGATCTTCCTCTAGAATTTTGATAAGTACATTTTTATTATGTAGAGGTCTTGCATTTTTACCTTTATGTTTATTAAAGGCATAATATTCAGAAGGATTGTATATTTGCTTAACTTCTCTAATAAGTCCTTTCTTATTAAATTTTACAATCCACCTAATGTTATCATCTTGATTAGTAGATTTTAAATGCTTTAAGAACCCCATTACTTCTCTATTTTAGCTATGATCTGAGTTTCATAAAATAAGAAATACTCTTCTTCTTCATAAGTTACTGGAGTTATTCCCATAGGATCAAATATAACATAATCACCTTCATTTAACTCTTCTACTTTTTCACCTACAGATACTACTACTCCTCTGTCAGGTATATCAGGCAATACCTCAGTTAATATAATTCCTGATTCTGTTGTTTCTTTTGCTTTGTCTGGATTAATTATAACCCTAGCGCCTACTGCTTTCATCATAGTGTAAATTTTTTGTGGGTATTACCCGTTATTAAACATAAATAGTCTTGCTCTGTAGTATAGACTCTTCTTCTGCAGCTAGGGCTGTGAAACCCTAGTCTATGCAGAATGTATTTTATTTTATTTATTAGCTTAGCCATATTACAATTAAATTAAACGTACCATGTTTTGTATACTTTAGTGCCATTAGACGTGGTACATACGAGTTCTTTCTTTTTTATTTCTTTTTCTTTTAGCTTGCTTTGGTCCCAGTATTTTGGATTTTTGCTGTTTAGTTTCCTCTTTTTTGGCATACTCTTCTAAGTTTTTTATTAATTTATTATTTTGTAATTCTAGGTTAAATTTATATGCATATATAAATAAACTAGTAGTTGCTAATATAACTATTATTAATGTAAATATTCCCATTTTAAAATATGTATCTAATTTTATTCCATGGTATTACTTTACCATGTAGTTCTTTGAATTGATTAATATATTCTCGTTTAAGCTTGTAATTATATCTAATGTTTTCACAACCATACTGGGATGTTTTAGTTTCCTGTATATTAGGAGTCCATATATCTACTTCTGTTTGTGGGTGATTTTTTAAGTTTAACGTATGTCTTTCAAAGTTATGAGTTAAAAATATACACTCTGAAAATACTTGCTCTTTATACTGTACATAATCATTCATCATGCTAAAAAGCTCAAAGTAATCGTTTAACCATCCTTCGTATACTATAATAGGGCTATAGTTCACATGAACATCATAACCTGCTTCTATAAAAGCATCAATAGCTTTAATTCTGTCTATAATTTTAGATGTGTTAGGCTCGTGTATATCAGCTTTGCGCTGTGGCATTAAGCTAAATCTGATACGTATTTTACATTCAGGATCAAATTCAATTAAATCTGGATTAACATACTTCGTTGCAAAACTACCCATAATATCAGGATGATTTTTAAAGAATGTAAATATTTTTTTCCACTCATGATGTTTAGCGTGAAGAGCAAAATCTTCATTACAACTTATATCGTAAGTTATATATTTCTCATGTGTTTGGTTTGGTTTGTCAACTACTGCAAATGCAGCATGACTATTAATTTCAGTTAAAATATCTTCAGTGTTTGTAGCTACAGATAACCCTCTAGGTTTATGGCGTTTCATA